CACCATCACCACACACACGACTATAACGCAATCGCCATCCTTCTTCTAACACACACACATACTTCTCACACATTCGCAACACTAACGGCATTCGCATTACACTTAATTCTTTATCACTTGTTATTTTTTTTGTATAATATTGTTTTTCCGCTTTTTCTCTTCGATAATATTCTTGTTTCATTAACCCCTCTTCTAGTTTTGCCAATTCTGATATAAATATTGTTAGATACTTCCAATCTATGTCATGAGTCTCAAGTGAAATAAGAGTACGATTATTATAATTTCCAATATGCTTTCTATAAACATCCATTAAAACAGTCAACCCATTGGTTCTAATATTCAAAGCCGGAATATGTGGCAAAAAATCATTACCTAAGAAGAAACACATCAAAATATAATCCTCAGCACGATTCGGTTGATGATACTTACAATCCATTTCAATCACTATAGAATTTGATAAATGGCTAATATCTAGAAAATAAGGTTCATTATCTTTAATATTAGCAGCAATATTAATGGAACTTTTTAAAAACTCAGGTGCTTCACGAAATATATAAATGTTATTACAATATTTCAAATGAAGAATAGAAAGCATGATTAAGTCCGCATCTAAACCATATACAGTTACATTAGCATTTTTCATTTCATTTTTTCTCACATGATTAAACATTTTTTGTTCCCCTTCACCGGGTTCATCAGAACAAGACACAATAATTTTGTTAACATTATAATGTTTTTCTGTATTATTGAAATACGAGTACATATACGACGAAAGTTTATCCATGAAAGGTGTACCTGGTGTAATATTACAAGTATTCCATTTTGGTTTAGGTGGAGAATCTGTAAAGTTAATACTAGATAAGAATTGTGTTTTATGTCTTCGCATACGTTGTTGACGCATTTTAGCAAGAGGTACAACCCCGTCAAACCCAATATACACTACTTCAGTAGGTTGAATCATATTAATATATTCATCTATTCGCTTAGCAACATCAACAATAATAGTTTGTTCGAATGATTCACGTTCATCAGGTACATATGTACTACTGATAGCATGGTACGCATCATAAATAATAGAATTACAATCCATATATAAATGTGTAAAGGTAATACCATTATCAATAAAAAATTTCGTATTTCTCAGTATTTTCGAATATTTACGAATAACTTGAGAAAAATAACTTGGAATACCCATTATATTACAAGTTAGTGTTAGAAATGGTTATACATAGTATTATATAACTACATTTATATCATTTTAACCAAATCATTGAATGTTGTAAATGAAATATATTTATAAATTAGTATTGTATACATAACAATTGCATGAAAGGAAAAAGACAAAATGGTATATTGGGTAATATACCAAGTAACGCACAGAAAGATCCCACTAATATTAAGCACATATTAATAACAAAAATAGAATTTATTCAAGAGATCATACGAAATACTATTTTATCCATAAAGAACAATAAAACAGAAGAATTATTTAGCAATAACGACAGTGTCCTATCAACATCAATATTAGTTGAATTATATAATAAAACAGATACATTACATCAAACATTAACTTCAACAGCATGTAATACAGACGAAGTTATCGAAAATTTACAACAATTAATAAATAAGTTATCGGTATTAATATGCGGATTTGGTACAACATATATAGAAGACTTATTATTTATAAGCTTTGGTTCTGATTTTAAAAATACTCAAACATCAACTCATATACTACAATGTAAATACAATTTAATCAAGAAATATATACGTCCATTAGGCTATAAAATCATTCATTGGAACAAAAACAAAGCTTCATACACCCATAAAAATATATTATGTGAGAACAAAATAACCGAAGATGATATCAATATAGAAGATTATAATACATTAGAATGCTTTGATACGGAATCTGGAAATGAATCATTTTTCCATAAAGTATATGGAATACGCGTAATCATGCATAACGAAAAATCCAGAAAAACGATAATAATAAATGGCATATTAGATGATATTCATATAGATTGTATAACAAACGATTATATTAAACAACGAAAAGAAGAACTCAATAATTTAATAATTGGACGACAGAATGTAGAAAAAAATTTAATTGGAAACATAATCAATAACATAACTTTCAAAGAAATTATGATATATGGTAATGACGACATAATAAAAAAGGCGATAGCAATACTAGTAGATATAAAATCAATCAAAAATAATAAACTAGAAAAAACAATATCATCGTTTTTAGAAATGGATATGTTTATGAAGAGAGATATGTTAATAAATCTGTTATTATGTGATAAAGATAATGATATTCAATATATAAGTTATATACTATATGAAATTTTATCTGTAGATTCATCTGACAATAATAAAAGCGAACAAACAACTATTTATAATAGTCTACCATGGAAAATAAAAACAAATTTTAAAGAAGTTATAAAAGAAACAATTCGTTCCGCGAATGACATGATGCATAAATATGATGTCACACAAATTACTTTGGAACAACAAATATATTTAATGAAAGCAGATGACAATGTGAAAGAAAAGGCAATTTTAAAACTGAAAGAAATAAAGGGTAAACCAGATGAAATGACATTAAAAGCAAAACAATACATAGAAGGTCTATTAAAAATTCCATTTAATATTTATCGCGAAGAACCATCTCTAAAACAAATAAAAAACATCAATAATTGGTTTATTCGAATAATAATAGTAGTGAAATCACTATTACCAGAGTTCGAGTTCATTGAAAAAGAACAATATACATTATTAGAAATAAATCACAACATAAAAATCATAAAACAATACACAAGTAAAAACATGATACAAATTATAAAACGAATGTCAGAGAACATGAATATAAAACAATTAAACACGATGATTCAAAAAATTAACACATACAAGAAAAGTACAAAGGAAAAGCGGTTATCTATTACAAATCAAACCAAACATTCCCAAATAGAAAATATATACAATTTTATATCTATGATTGCAAACACAGATAATATTATTTTATACGAATTATTTGATATGGTTATGAATGATAGTAGTATATCACTTGTAAACGTAAAAAATGAATTACAATTACTATCTAGCCAAATAGTAAAAGTCCAAGATAATATCAGTACAATCAGTAAAATATTAGATGATTCGATATACGCTCATACACATGCTAAAAATCAAATAATGAAAATTATAGGTCAATGGATGAGCGGAGAACAATCCGGATATTGTTTTGGTTTTGAAGGGAGTCCAGGTATTGGTAAAACATCATTAGCAAAGAAAGGTATATCAAGATGTCTAATGGACGAGAACAACGAATCGCGTCCATTTTCGTTTATCGCATTAGGTGGTTCATGTAATGGTTCAACATTAGAAGGACATAGTTATACATATATGAATTCAACTTGGGGAAGAATAGTAGAAATTTTAATGGAATCAAAGTGTATGAATCCGATTATATACATAGATGAACTGGACAAAGTTAGTAAAACTGAGAACGGTAGAGAAATAATAGGTATATTTACACATTTAATAGACCAAACACAAAACAACTGTTTTCAAGATAAGTATTTCAGCGGAATCAATATTGATTTATCCAAAGTTTTATTTATATTTTCATATAATGATCCAGACCAAATAGACAAAATATTATTAGACCGTATTCATCGAATCAAATTTTCAAACTTAACAACAAATGATAAAATAATTATCGTGAATCGTTTTATATTACCTGAAATAAACAAGAAAATGGGATTTACAAATATAGTTAACATAAGCAACGAGATGATTGAATACATAATAGACAAATATACACTTGAACCGGGTGTTAGGAAATTAAAAGAACTATTATTTGATTTATATGGTGAAATTAACCTCTACATATTAAAAAATAACGATGAAGAGATAGAAATACCAATCGAAGTAACACCAGAAAATCTAGAAACTAAATATTTACCCAAATATCATAAAATAAGTGAGAGACGCATTCATCCATCACCTATAATTGGTACGATAAATGGATTATGGGCGAACGCATTAGGAAGAGGCGGCATTATACCAATTCAAACAATGTTTTATCCCACGTCTAATTTTTTAGATTTAAGACTAACTGGTCTTCAAGGTGATGTAATGAAAGAAAGTATGAATGTTGCCAAATCATTAGCATGGAATTTAATTCCAAATACATTAAAGAAAAGTTTAATAAGTGAATTTACAGATACCAAATGTCAAGGTCTTCATATACATTGTCCTGAAGGTTCTATATCCAAAGATGGACCCTCGGCAGGTGCCGCAATTACCACTGCTATATATAGTTTATTTATACAAAAACATATATCAAATACAATTGCTATAACAGGTGAAATAACTTTACAAGGAGAAATAACTGCTATTGGTGGTCTTGATATAAAAATAGCTGGTGGCATAAAAGCAGGTATAAAGACATTTATATATCCAAAAGAGAATAACCGCGACTACAATGAATGGGAAAGTAAAAACAATGATATCAGTATCAAAGATTTACAATTCTACGAAGTATCTACTATCCAAGAGGTTTTCAAAATAGTATTTACATAGATAAACAAATATATTGTTATAGTATAATATTATAACAATATGGATTTAAACATTGTTGGGTTTGGCTATTTATTTTTACGTTTAGCACCATTTGTATTAGCATCCTTTTTTACTCTAGCTTCTATTTTTAATCAAGATTTCAAAGGATTTGTATATTTAGTAGGGTTGCTATTTAGTTCTTTTGTAACTATGTTAGCAAGTAAACTTCCATTAATTAATAGACTCCAACGACCTGAAAATTCACCCGAAATTTGTAGCGTTCTTACTATCGGTCAATCTGATAGCTTTTCCGATTTACCATTAGGTCAATCTGCGTTAGCATATACTTTTGCGTATCTACTGTTCGCAATATTAAAATATAAGCTAGTATTACAAAATATCCCCACATTAGTATTCTTCCCACTGTTATTAACATTTGATTTCATATGGAACTTAAATAATAGCTGTTACTCGTTCTTCCAACTACTCGTATCATTATTAGTAGGAGCGGGCATCGGTTTATTATGGGCGTTTACTATTTCATTAGGTAAATCGCCATCATTAATGTATTTTAGTTCATTATCCAATAAAGAAGTATGCAGCAAACCAGATAAAAGCACATTTAGATGCAATGTGTATAAAAACGGCAAATTAATTTCAAAGAATATTAGCGGATAAAGTGTCAATAAAATATAACATATATAGTATTTTATTGAAAAAGATATGAATTTTCTCTAAACCAGTTTTTTACAATTTCAACTTGTTTTTGCCTATGCATCTGCTGTGCGATTAGATTTGGTGCATAAATCTTCTTTTGAAAATGAGACATGAATTCATTGACAACAGTGGTATAATCCAATCCAATATACTTATTCATATTATCATATGAATACTCAGCATATCCTTTTCGCTGATTAACTGAATTATGAAAAATATATAACATTTTCTTCAAATCTTCAGGAGTTTTAATTGCTAAAAAATTAACTCTCTTCATATATTCATTTGCATGTTTAGAACAGTTCGGGCACGGTAAATAACTACATATAGTCATAATTAATCGTATAATACTGTCCTTATTTTTTACAAAATTATCATAGTTAATCTTTTCAGGTATTATATGTAACAAGGTCCAAGTAGGAGCACCCCAAGTCATTATATTTCTATCACTTGGTTTAATTTGGGTTGTCGTAATTGGTTTAATTATAGGTCTTTCTACTATAGAAGATGTATTAGTAGTTAACATCATTCTATATAATGGTGGACGCTCTATCGGTTTGGCGGTATTATTTTTACTTTTACTAGTAAATATCATCTAATATAATATAATATAAAAATTAAATACAAATTACGGGAAATAAAACATATAAACATTATTTAATATATATATGAATGGCTGATATACAAAATAGATTAATACAAAATGTCAGAGAATGGGTACGTATAGACAATGAAATACGAAAATTACAGTCAGAAATATCTACTAGGCGTCAAGAAAAAAAAGTGTTAAATACTGTTTTAATGGATACAATGAAATCGAATAATATTGACTGTTTCGATCTAAATGACGGACAAATTTGTTATACAAAAAAAAATGTAAAGAAACCTATAAACAATAAAATATTACTAGATATACTAACTAAATATTATAAAGGCGATTCAGTACAAGCTTCAGAGATTAATGAGTTTATAAAAGAAAATAGAAGTGAAGTTACAAAAGAAAATATAACACGTAAAATATCGAAAACAAACACTGATGTATCATAATACGCACTTATAAACCTAGTTCTGGTATACTAAATGTTCCATTACGATTAGTATACTTAGCTATAACAGTTGGATTATATACACCATTCATAACATCCTCAGTATTATATACGTTATTATGATTATCTATATAATATACGATTCCACCTATTTCCTGAGCTATGAGGTCTATATTATGAGTAACTTCGCTTACTGTTGTATTATCTGATATCAGACCATGTGGGGTTCCTTTAACATGAGTCCCACAATATTCACATCCTTCTTTTTTACGTCGAGTACATTGTTCGTTATTTGCACGTTTAGCATTACATCTATTTAAAATTGGAATGGTATTTTTCACTCTTTTTCTTTTAGAAATATCATCCTTTTTAAAGACTAACCTTTCATAATCATATATATATCCCATTAACGCATTTATTTTTTCTTTTTCTTCGAAATTCATACTATTTATTATATCACGTATCCCATCTTTGAAAGATGTAATATAATCTTCAAATTTCTTATTCAACTTCTTTTCCATTATATGTTATATTTTATTACAAATATTATATAACATTTTTTTCAATTTTATAACATACCCCAACTAGCAGGTCTAGTTTTAGTTCCTCCATCATACTCAACCGCAAAATTCATATCTATTAACCATTGATTTATATGTTCGTCATCAAGATATACATCAGCTAATATACGTCCGTACTTTTCTGTTTCAACATTTCTCAGCTCAACAAATTTACCATATATTTTTTCTATCAATGCATCACGTGCATGTTTTGCCAGTTCTCTTTCTTCTGGTGTCTTTCCTTTTATTTCGGGAGTATCTATACCATTTAGTCTTACAGAAAACCTATATACAGGGTTTATTGTATTTGGTAACACCGAAGCTATTGTTATCGTATCACCATCATACACTTTAATTACTTTTCCATATTGTATGGGTGGAACAAACGGGATAGTATTACTGTATTCAACATTTTGTAAAAGATCATATAAGTCAATATTCATAGTATTATACATTATATTATGATTTTTTCTTATACTTGGTATACAACAACATAAATAATTCAATACAAACGATTTCATCATCATTTAAATATTATAAAACATATATCACATATTGAATATCAATTTTCAATAAAAAATATACATAATTCTATCAGGCTATATTTCTAAAACAAATTATAAACATTCTTAAATATTTCTTTTGCTTCAATCGCAGCTGTTCTTAAATGTTGTCTAACAATATGTTTATCTGCTGGTTTTACAAACGCAATACGTAATGTACTATCATCGTTATGTGGATGAAATTTCTTAAAACCACAAAACGACAAAATCTTATCATCCATATAATATTTCTCATACATAATGTATTCTAATGTCTTACCGATTGTATAGTCTTGGTTTTCTAACACAACGTCATAACAGTTATCCATAGTTGTTTCACTAACTACAATAGGGATTATGTCCGAGTCTATATTTTGTACTAATTCTACTAATTTATTCTGTAAAACAACACATGCTTTTTTAACGATATCTTTATTATCATATACACCCACACTTTGAATCACAAAATCAAAACTGTCCTTTACACTAGAACGCTGTGCGTCAAGCAAGTAATAATTTTTTTTTTGAAACGTAATTTCATCATTAGTTGAACCATCAGAACGCATTTGCTGCTCTATATTTTCCCATACAGTCTTGGCCTTTATAGCATCAACCGTATAACCATAAGAACACTTCGAAACAACATTATACGTATTGTTATCTTTTGCTGTTTTTACGGAGAATTCACATGTTAGTTTAATTTGTTCTCCTGGTATAGTTGGACTAATTTTGGGTCTTAGTCGAGCAAAATCAATATACATATTTGTTTTTACACATGAAGGAAATATTTTCCGTGTCTCGTCTTTGGTTAGATAATTACCATTTTCTTTGTTTTTAATCTTAAAATCTTCGGTTGTAACATAAATCATATTGTCTGAATCATTCATAACGTCTAATTCCATCAAATATTTTCCAGGCAACACATCTAATTCAGTCATATGAATCGGAACACATGTCAATCTATGCTTTAAAATTTCATTATGAAGTCTACCTGTGTTTTTCTCGATAACGCAATGCTCTCGATTTTCAGCATCAAACGCCAATGTTGGAATATCAGATAAAATGGTTCTACGAATCGCATTTGCTAAACTAACATTTATTTCAGATAATGTGAATTTATATAGGTCACCATCATGAGATATATTTGAAATTACAGGATTCATCGTTATAAATTATATAACTATTATTTTTATGTATATTATTTCATATATATAAAAATCAATTTTATTATAGAATCAATATTTATCGGGTGGTATTATATACTTATTTATAAACCCAGTTCTCTCTTCGGGTGTCATTAATCCCAATATATTTCGTATAATCCGACGTAAAGAGACACTGTTTGTGTTATAACTATAATATGTTGATATTATTAAATTATACATATCACTCATCTGACAGTTATGGTACTTAACATGACGCATTAAAACATTTACTAATTTTATTGGTACTTTATAATAAAACAAAATATCTGCTATTAGTATGTTATCATTATACTGAGTATGATAATAGTTCATTATTATATTATAATCTTGATTATAACTTCTTATATCACGTAATAATTCTTTTGATTGAGGTAAATATGTATATGGAATAATATGTCTATGTATTACATCATATGGTATTTTCATTTTATTTTCTATATATTTTAATATTTCGATAGACATGATGATATAATATATTACAATATTATTATTTATTATATCTTTAATTCTTTTACACTATAACGATATTTGCTGCTGAAGATATCATAAACGCACCTAACATTACAAACATCAAAATAAATGGAGCTAATACTAACAACCACGCAAAACTAGTTGCACCACCACGACAAATAACATTTAATAACCAAGTCCAAAACAAGATATACAGTATTTTAATTACAAAAATAATATACGTATTACCTACATCACACATATAATGACCGATACAGTATTTATTACTATGACCCATATTTTGTAACGTCAATATGATTAAAGAGATAACTGATATAACTAAATACACATATGCAGGAGTACACAACTCTTTAAGACCTGTCATTGAATATTATATATATAGAAGACATTTTATTCATTATAGAACACATACAATTGAAAAAAAACATACCATATTATTTATTTGTATATCTAATGAATATCTACATGTGTTAACATGTGACGTCGGCAACATGCGTTTGTTAATCCTAAAGTATCCAATACTTCTCCTTCTGCTGTTTTTTCCACATTTGTTTTAGTTAAATATACTACCTTTTCTGTAGAGAGCCCTTTCGATGTTTTAATACGACGTACCTCTGTTTGATAATATCTATATTTATCTGCCAATACTGTACCACATGTAAAACACTTAACCGGAATAATCATTGCTTATATAAATAGTTGTGATTTTCTTTATACTGATATACATTAATTTTTTCAATTTTTTATGAAAATTATAGAAAGATATAATATATAAGGCAAAATGTTTTCTAGATGGTTACTTATAATAATACTAATTCTTATTATTGGTTTAGTAAATTATTTTTCGAATATAATTGAAGGTAATGAAAATATGACACCCACAGAAATAGTCAATAATACTGAAATTACTGATAATACAACGACCTCCAAAGAAGAGTCAAAAGAACTTAAATACGACCCAACTAATTTGGAAACGGATTATATTGATGAATCCAAACTAAACATTAATAAAGATGATGCAGCCGGAACCGCATGGGTAAAAGATAAAGACGGTAATATGATTGCTTTAACAGCCTCTGATGCAGAGACAGCAGCTGATAAATTGGCTAATAATATTAATTATTACGAACCAGGAACATACAAATATGGTTCAAGTACATATGTTCCTAGTTACGAAGATAGTATTTACCTAAGTAAAACTACAGGTAAATCTACGGTAACTGATTTTGTAGATGAATCATCGTTAAAAGGTGGTATATGCACTCACTACAAAGATATGCCCGAAAAATTAGAAGAAGAATGTGGAAAACTCGATTCCAATTTATGTGCCGCTACCAATTGCTGTGTGCTTCTAGGCGGTTCTAAATGTGTTGCTGGTAACGCAACCGGACCCACGTCTAAACTACATTATGGAGATATTACGATTCGAAATCGCGATTATTATTATTACAAAGGTAAATGTTACGGAAATTGCGTGAAGTAATTCATAAGAACAATATATGATATAATACAACAACTATTACATCATAAATATAATCAATATTTAGATACTACCCCATGGTATTTTAATTTTATTTTCACGGTCAACCTCTTTTAACATGTAACCATTAGTTGTTTTCTTACGAATAATCATTGTATTTTTAGGTTGTTCTTTACTATGTATTTTATCATGACATACCGTACAAATCGACATTAGATTAGCAGGATGATTTTTATGAAAAGTTCCTATAAATCCTCGCTCGTCTGAATCTTTCTGTTGTTGCATATGATGAATTTCATCACCCAATTTTTCTTTACACATCTCACATTTTCCACGTATTTTTTTGCTATTATACTTGGTCGTATTATTGGATAATTCTCCACGACTATTGGGGAAATATTTGTTTCGGATATTGTACGCGTTATCTAAAAATTTTTCATCCAAATATAACGATTTACATACTTCTAGACCATATGTTTTTGGTCCAGACCCATCTCGTAATTTTCTATCATATATCAATGTATCTAATTCACGGTCAAACGTTACTGCCATATGATATGTACGCAGTTTACGTAATTGTATGATTTCTTCAAATGCTAGTATTTCATGAAAATGTGTCGCAAATATGAATGATGATTGATTCGCATGTAACTTCATTAACCCAGATACAAAGATACTTAATGCGGAATCTAATTCTGTCCCAGAACATAATTCATCACCTAACACCAAACTATTTCGGTCTGCCATTTTTAATATTACACGCAACTCTGACATCTCAACCGCAAATGTAGACATTCCTTTAAATATGTTGTCATTCCCTAAAATTCGCGAAAAAATAGCAGTGTATGGTTTATATACAAAAGAACTACATGGTACAAACATTCCTGACTGAGCCATTATCACTGATATTCCTAATGCACGAATAAAACTCGTTTTTCCAACCGCATTCGTACCATATAATAATACGCCATCATCATCTACACCCAACGTAATATCATTAGTTACATACAGTTCATTTTGTTGAAGATGTTCTATCAAACAATGACGCAAATCAGCTACTGATACGTATGATTTTTCAGCATTTTCATTTATCTCTGGTTTACAATAATTATAAGTACGAGCGATATATGCTTTACATAGTATAACATCCAGTTTAGCCACGTACGCCGATAAAAATTCCAACGTTTCAAAATGTTCTGACGTAAATTCAGATAATATCTGTAAATACACTTTAGATATCATATTGTTTATTTTATCTTTTGTTTCAAATATTGTACGTATTAACTGATTCAAACGAGGAAATTCTATATTCATATTTGTGGAAGAGGCTTTTGTAAACTTTATTTCGTCAGATTTTACTGGATATTTATATTCATCCAGACATTCCTTTTCATATGTAGACATATGAGTCTTCAAAAGTAACGAACGCTTGGGCGTAATTTGTAAAAAAGTACCGGTTTTTTCAGTTTCATGTATTCTAACATAGTCAGCTTCACTATTTTTCTCATATTTCTTCATAATCATATTCAAATAATTTAAAATATTATTAAATTCATTCTGCGAGTCATCATAACATTTTATCAAGCTATCTAATTCGTCCGATATACCACTTGATATTATATTTGTTGTGAAACTTGACATCGATGATATATTTTTACACTCTTCTAATCTAAAATTGGTCTCTAAAAAGTTTATTACCGATAACGTTTCCTGTTCTACGTACAAATTCGGTTCTATACTATCACATAAGCTATTAGTATTATTGGTTAAATATTCGCATATATTAGGTAAATCACATAAAAAATCATTCTGTTGTTGAATTATTTTTATACCAGAATATAAATGATAAATAGAAGATGGATATATCTTTTTAATAATTAATTGACGACATATTTTATCCATATCGCGAATATGTTTCAGTTGTTTTCGAAAAGATTCGACTATAGCACAATTTAATAATAAATCTGTCATGGAATATTCCACGTTTAACCATTTAGTATCAAATACAGGGTTTGTCAGTTGATATTGAAATTTACGCTTTCCCATTGGTGTACAACATTTATTCAATAATGACAATACAGAAGAACATGTACCATATTGTCGAGTATCTACAATATTATCATCAATTATATTTAGCTGTTTCAGTGTATGATTTGCCAATATCATTCTATCTGTAGTATTATTAAATTCAGGAATCGATATTTTCTTTACCAATTCGGCATTATGTTCTTGTATAAAATCTAACAGATAACAAAATGATTGTGTTGCTATAGTATCTTGTTGAAATTCAATACATACATCATAAGTATCTTCCTTAAAATAAGCACTTAAAATCTGTTTTATATATCGTTGTTCGCTACAACGCTTTACTTTCATGTTAATATTCTCACCATTATTTACTTTATGGACGTTTGATGTACGAATACCAGCATATTGTTTTATCTTTTCTAATATTTCATCTTCAAAGGGTGTTATCATAATAATCTCGCTGGGCGAATATACTGAAACATATCTTTCTAATTCATCGAAGGTTGTTGTATTCATATAAAAAGTGGTTTCATATTGAAATATAGTAGATTTCCCTGTAAAAATATTAACAACAGAAATACCATAGATAATAGTATCACGAATATTGGTATCTGTTTTCCCTTTCCTTTTTGTCGGACTATATTTTTCTATCCATATACACATTATATTGTTTGTCATGATTGGTGAAGTATCCGTGTCACATGATATAAAAGTTCCTGGGGAATAAACTCGGTCTAATATTCGTTTTACTACTTGACCCTCTTTTTCTTGAACGTATACCGGTACTGTATATCCATAATCTGTCAACCTAGCTATATATTTATCCAATGTATAATCACGAAATCCCGCCATCAATACCTGTCCGTTATCGTATGTTATTTTCTTCTCTGACATATTCAATTGACATATTTCAGAAACTTCTGAAATTTTACTACCATTAACTTCATTATCATCTGTTTTAATACCATATATTTCGAAAAATGCCCCTACTTGTAACAGGACTACTACTCGTTTACCATATTCTTTTTGATACTTGTCGGTTAATGTAAAATATTCCTTATATATACTAACATTACTAGTTGAATCTGTTTTTGATACCATTATATTTTATAAAAAAATATATTTATATTCATTTATAAATCAATTATTGTGTATATGCAGTAAGCATCATTATTACTTCGTTTATTAAGCCAACTAATACATATCCTCGTCTTCCTATACGTAGTGCATAATTCAAATAATACATACGATTTATTATGTAATCCAAATTAGTTACAATTTCTTTATCTAGTTCAGACATTTGTTCTATTATTTTTGTTATCATACCATGTATTGATAATGGTCTCCTGCGTAATCTGATATAATGAGAAAGCATATATAAAGCATATATAATTTCCTTTATTTTATATACAGTTTCCATATATATATTTTCAGGATATTCAGGTGCTGGTAGAGGTTCAGGTTCAGGCTCAGGTTCAGGTTCAGGTTCAGGTTCTGGGGCTGGAGCTGGAGCTGGAGCTGGAGCAGGTTCTGGAGCAGGTTCTGGTTCAGGTTCTGGTTCTGGGGCTGGGGCTGGGGCTGGGGCTGGAGCTGGAGCTGGGGCAGGTTCAGGTGCGGTTGTTACCAACGGAAATACATTTTCAGGGAATTTACCATAAACATTACCGGGTGGAGAAGTATTCATTGTTACGTCTACGATTCTTGTTATAGGATTATATGAATACCCCATTCCAAATAATTCAGATGAATTCCATACTAGACACGTAAAATGTCCGGTTCCAGGTGAATATCCTGGACTATTAAAATTGTATAACTTAATTTCATCATACCATAAATCTATACTTTTTTTTATTAATTGCATAACTTCATTACCTTGTCCTTGGAAATAGGCAAGATTTTCACCATATGACTCATTTCCACTATGCTGGAACAAATTATTACTAACAAGATAATACGAATATTCTTGCGAAAATTTAGCTATGGTATCATCCCATTTTAATGGTTTTGCACCATGACGTGACCTATATGCGTTTACATAAGAAGTAATTTCATCTTTTTGTTCGATCGATAACATTGGTTGTTGTATTGACATAGCTAGTATATACTTTATTTACATTATATCATGCTAAAATATTATTTATAACACCAAAATATGACGATAACTAGTATAGTAAATTACAAAAGTACAAATAATGGTAGTAAATTCAGAACTATACAACTATAGTAAAAAATTGATAGTCACAAAAATGTTTATCCTCATGAAAACACACAAAAAATATTCATAATATAATACATTATGAATATATACAACAATCAAATCATGGATGGCGATTATGGTATATTTGTAGATATAGACGATAATAATTATTACATAAGAAAATATTCAGATGAAAACATACCTGTATACAACAAAAAAGTACAACAATCCACTGAGTTTATTAATGAACGCTGTAAAAACGAACACTTACATATAAAACTGTATGAAAAAAACACAATTAATTTCAAACAAACTCTTTCAATAGTTGTACGTGTACTGTTAGCTGGATTTATCGTATATCTTGCATATAATATATATATTGATTTTAGTCGGTATCATTGATATAATTATATAAAAGTGTATCGGGATTATGGTTTTTAATTTCACCACATACCAAGACCATACTTTCATACATTTTACGTAATACATCATTCGGTGTAATTGAACCCACACGTATGATTCCTTGCTTAATTAAATATTTTTTCACTTCTTGAATCGGTGTTTGCTTTAAAAGTTGACTCTTAGTAGAAATACGATTACGTAATGTTTTATTTGATACTAATACTGATACTGTTGGTGATACAGATGAACGTCCAATCTTATACGTTCGCCTTAAGGTTTTCTTCCGTTTCTTCTTCTTTAGTTTACCTCCGATTCCTGTTTTTGGTAAATTTTGTTGTTGTTTTATTTCACTTATTCTTTTCATTCCATCATATAGCCGGTTCTCCATCGTACTTGTATTTATCGGTGGTAATTTAGTTTGTGTGTTATCTATTACTGGTGAATTATTGATAATATTATTAGACACATTCATATTGTCTACATTAGATATTAACGGAGTATCGCCACCGACTGTGATTCTTGGTCGATTACTTTGAGTTTTATTCATATAGTTACGATATGTCGGTAAATTTCCGTTTTTTAAACATCCATATGTAGGTGTTATGTCAACGGGGTTGTTAACATGATGAGAATTATTAATAGAATCATGTATATTGGGTAATACATTTGGATTAGAATATGCACGTAATGTAGTATTTTTTGGAACATTCATTTCATTTTTTTTAGTTAATTTATCCAAATAATCTCGTGCACCATCAAACTCTCTATTGAATTTATTTATATGATCTGTTTGGTTATTTATAGATACATCTGGTTTATTATTGTTATTTTCTTCAAATAATCGTTTATATCTTTCTTCCTGATGTTTTCTTATCATTTTCAATAAGGATTGTTTACGTAATGTATCATTTTTTCTATTTATTTGATTTTTTATACGTATCTTTTCTTGTTTTGGTTCACTCGGTTTAGTCTTCTTTGTTTTATTAGCTGAAAATGTAAATAATTCAGGATTTATTGTTAATACCTTTTTATCACTCATATATTTACTCCTACGAAAAGATTTATACGATAATAACTTATAATTCTTCCCTAAACACAAATACTACACATACAAGGTTGACATAATTGGATTAATACCCTTTTCTTTATGTCTTACCAACATATTAAATCCGGCTTCTAAATCCGTAGTAGTTATTTTTTTTCGAATATCAACATCTTTTCCATATATACGTCGTCCATGACATATTTTTATATAGGTAAACAGCAGATCTATATCTCGTCCGTAACTCGTCAAATTAGTTTTATGTTTATAAAAGATGTTCTCATTCAAAACTGTATTATCTATAAAACACCAACCTTGTTCTAATACTTTTTGTGTTAATATATTCATTAATTCAGTTGGTGTATATGAATCGATTGTAAATCTCCATATAAAACGCGACTTTAAACCTCGATTCGCTTTAAAAAATGTATTATCCATTTCTTGTTCATACCCTGCTATTATTACCATTAATTCATCTTTATGGTCGCTTAACGACTCACACAGTATGTCTAAACATTCTTTTGAAAAACTATCATTCTGTTCTGGACTAGCTAATGAATATGCTTCATCAATAAATAATACTCCTCCCAAGCATTCTTTAATCAATGCTTTTGTTTTTATTGCTGTTTGACCCAAATATCCTGCGATTAAATCGTTACGAGTAACCTTTTTAAATATATTATTTTTCAAAATTCCTAATTTTGAATACATCCTTCCAATTATTTTGGCTATTTCAGTTTTACCTGTACCTGGAGGACCATATATAACTGTATGTTTATAATCACCGCCAGTTTTATTATTATGTAAATCTTGTACGAAATATAACAATTGGTCTAATATTGATTGTTTAATCGTAGGTAAACCTACCATATCATTTAATAGCACTAATTCTGTTTTTATTTTATGTAATGATTCTAAGTCTATATTGTATTTAGTGTCACTTTGATATTCATAACTGTTTAAAATCTGTATTAAATCATTAATACTATTTACACATACATCAATATGTTGTTCTTTTGTTTTTTTTACCGTTTTTACATCGTCATCATCTTTTACATTTTCTTCTACCTTTATTTTTTGTATTGGGGTTAATGAATAAAACGAACGTACATAATCATCTGTTGGTATATTTTCATATTCAGTATTTATTTCGGGTACATTACCTAGATTTAATTTGGTATAATTATTTCGAATAGATTCCCTTAATACAGCATATTCACCTACTACCAAAGATTCCTGTGAGCCATAATTGTCTAAGAATTGAATAAATTTTGAATATTTATTAGTAGCCATTGTATATTCAACACATGTAATATCTATATTGTTTCTTTCAATCTAAACATAAAAAATTGAAATTAGTTATTATAGTTATTTCAGGATAATTTATTATTCTAAAAATGCAGTACAAACTTGATTCACCTGCATTACACTTAAAGTCCGCATTATTTGACATAAATGATGCGGCAACCAAATCTATCAATGTAAATAGTAACGATGAAGGTAATAATATCAAATTTATTATTGATTCTGAAAAAAAAATCAACGATAAGATTGGGGAAATTGTGTCTGGAATTACATCTGATGAAGCCAAATTACTAGAACATCTTGGTGACTATACTGAAATTCCCTACAACATTATCGAATCATATTTTCAAGGTAAACATCTAGAACGTTTGGTGAGACATCAAATTGAATCTTACAATAATTTTGTAAATTATCAAATTCAACGAACTATCCAAATGTTTAATCCTGTTGTAATTCGTTCTGAAAATGATTATAATGAGTCTAAAAACAAATATTTCCTAGAAATTTTCATTAATTTTACTAATTTTAAATTGTATCCTCCGCAAATTCATGAAAATAATGGAGCTACTAAAACTATGATGCCTCAGGAAGCCAAACTACGTAATTTCACATACGCATCAACCATGACCGTTGATATTAATATCAAATATGTCATTCGTAATACTGAAAGCATGGAATGTGCTACAACTGTTGAAAAGTTTCTTCCAAAAATTAATATCGGTAAGTTACCTATTATGCTGAAGTCTTCTATATGTGTCCTTACACAAAATCCTCATTTTAATTCACAACAAACTGGCGAATGCCATATGGATTGCGGTGGATACTTCATCATCAAAGGCTCCGAAAAAACTGTATTAGGACAAGAACGTGCTGCTGAAAATCGCATCTATTGTTTCGACGGTAAAAATACGACGAAATGGTCCTGGATTGCTGAGATTAAATCTGTTCCTGATTTCAAATGTATTTCACCAAAACAAATCGAGATGATGATTTCTAGTAAAAATAATGGGTTTGGTTATGGTATTTATATTAATATTCCTCGCATTAAACAACCTATTGAATTATTTGTTGTGTTTCGTGCGTTGGGGGTGATAAGCGATAAAGACATTTGTAATTACATATTACTTGATATTGATGATAAAAATCAACAAGATATACTATTGTATCTCCAAGCTTCTGTTATTGATGCAAATAAATATATGACTCAAGAACAAGCAATGGCACATATAACAACATATTCCGCATTTACGCCTTTAAATATGGATAAAGAGACTGGAAATAAGAAAAAACAAGAATTCGCAAAGGAGGTACTTGACTCTGACTTATTTCCTCATTGTCATACAGTTAAACAAAAAATATATCTACTCGGATACATGGCAAAAAAACTTATCCAAACTAGTTTGGGAGTTTTTAAAGAAGATGACCGGGATTCTTATGTCAACAAACGTATTGAATTAACCGGAACCTTACTCAACAATCTTTTCAGAAACTATTTCAACAAACTTGTTAAGGAAATGCAGAAACAAATTGTACGTGAAATTAATACTGGGTCTTGGCGTTCTACTGAAGATTATGAAAATATCATTAATACGACTAATATTTACAAAATTATGAAATCTACTACAATTGAAAACGGCATCAATAGAGCATTATCTACTGGTGATTTTAGTATTAAACAGTCAAATAGTAGCAAAGTTGGTGTAGCCCAGGTATTAAATCGTCTTACCTATGTATCTAGTTTAAGTCATTTACGTAGAATTAACACTCCTCTTGAAAAAAGTGGTGAATTAATCGCACCCAGAAAATTACACAATACAACATGGGGATTTTTATGTCCGGCAGAAACTCCAGAAGGACAATCGATTGGTGTTGTAAAAAATATTAGTTATATGGCTCATATTACTATACCTACTAATAGTAATTCGCTATATGAATATATTCATCCTTATATCATACCTGTTAATGATTCAGAACCTATTAATTTACATGGAAAAGTTAAGGTATTTATTAACGGATGTTGGGTTGGTACTGCTATTAATCCAATTGAACTGTATAACGAAATGAAAGAAAAGAAATATAAGGGAATTATTAATATTTATACATCTATCATTTTCAATTATGATACTCTTGAAATTCGTATATGCAATGACAGTGGTCGTCTCACTCGACCGGTATTACGAGTAAAGAATAACAAGGCAATTATTACAACAGATGTTATTAATAAACTCACCAATAAGGAGATTCAATGGAACGACCTTCTTACCAATTGTAAACTAGATGAATCTGTTATTGAGTATATCGACCCTGAAGAACAAAATTTCGCTATGATTGCTATGAAAAGTAAAAATAGTTATCTACAGGATATTAACGCATATTTTCAATATACACATTGTGAAATTCACCCTAGTACTATTTTCGGTGTATTGGCTTCTTGTATTCCTTATCCCGAACATAACCAAGCTCCTAGAAATACTTATCAATGTGCTATGGGTAAGCAAGCTATGGGTGTATATGCTACTAATTACGACCAACGAATGGATAAAACCGCATATGTATTAAATTATCCATCCAGACCTCTTGTCGACACTCGGCTGATGAATTTTATCCATCTGAATCGTATCCCATCTGGTACACAAATTCATGTTGCTATTATGACACATACTGGATACAATCAAGAAGATAGTGTACTTATTAATAAGGGTTCACTTGATAGAGGGCTATTCCTTGCTACTATCTACCATACTGAAAAAGATGAAGACAAAAATATTATACGGGATGAGATTATTAGATGTCAACCCGACCCTGCTAAAACTAAGGGTATCAAATTTGGCAATTATAAAAAATTAAACCCTAACGGTTTCATTCCTGAAAACCAATTAGTTGAAAATAGAGATGTCATTATTGCTAAGATTGTACCAATTAAAGAAAACCGAAATGACCCCATGAAAACCATTAAATATGAAGACCAAAGTAAAACGTTCAGAACTACCGAAGAAACATACATTGATAAAAACTATACTGGACGTAACGGAGATGGATATAACTTCGCAAAGGTTAGAGTCAGAGCTTTACGTAAACCTATATTTGGTGATAAGGTTAGTTCACGTCACGGGCAAAAGGGTACAATTGGTAACATTATACCAGAGTGCGACATGCCATTCACCAAAGACGGTCATAGACCAGATATTATTATTAATCCTCATGCTATTCCATCCAGAATGACTATCGGACAATTGAAAGAAACTTTACTTGGTAAGGTTCTTCTAGAATTGGGAATGTTTGGCGATGGTACTAGTTTTGGTAATCTTGATGTTGCTACGATATCTAAGGAACTACAGAAGTTGGGTTACGAAAGTTATGGTAATGAAATACTATACAACGGACTAACCGGCGAACAACTCGAAACCAGTATTTATATCGGTCCTGTGTTTTATCAAAGATTAAAACATATGGTTACTGATAAACAGCATAGTCGGTCCATTGGTCCTATGGTTAATTTAACTCGACAACCTGCTGAAGGTAGAAGTCGTGATGGTGGTTTCCGTATAGGAGAAATGGAACGTGATGTTATGATAGCACATGGTATTTCTCGATTTTGTAGAGAAAGAATGTATGATGTTTCTGATAAATACAGTACACATATCTGTAATAAATGTGGGTTAATTGCTTCATACAATGACGGAAAGAAAAACAGAATGTATGATACTGCTGATTTTAGCGTACATTTCTGTAAAACATGTGACAATCATACCGATTTTTCGAAGGTCGAAATTCCATACGCATACAAATTAATGTCACAAGAACTACAAACCATTAATGTTGTTCCTCGACTTATTACTGAATAAATTTATTAACTACTATATAGATAACATGTATTATGATATTTGATATTTAGAATTTTATTTATACTTACCCCATCACATATGAAAATAAACAGATTAGTTTATTTTTTTATAGTTTTGTCTAATGATATTACAAAACTATAAATGCTCGATGATAATATACCACAAGTAAACGATGGCACTAATATCAATGATTCTCGACTTCCAAATGATTTTAATGGAATATCATTCTCCAATTACAAAAAACTACACGTTAGAAATAAATTTATTGAAAGTATGATTAACAATAAAATAGAACCTGCTTGTTATTGGTGTTGTGAACTAATATGTGCCGGACACTTTATGGACGTATGGGAAAATATACTTCATTATGCTGGTAAACATATTCATATTGGTAATCCTAAAATCATTATTTACCTTGAAAAACGGTTCTTGTTATTCCAAAGTATTATCAATGCTGACGAAGTTATATATCCACATCAATTACGCAACCACCAGACTATTCGCACATTATTTGCTGAAATCGTATCCACGCTTACTTTATCAAATAGAAAACATAGTTTTGAACCTATTCGCATTAAACGGAAAGAAGAATTTGATATGACACACATTTCAGATAGATTACACGCACCATCGACTGAATACGCTACGCATATACTTAAACAAAAAGACCCTAACGAATTATTTATACCTATTAATGAATTCTGTTATCATATATCCAAAGACAAACGCAATACTATTCAAGCTTGTTATTGGATCGAATGGCTTGTCGAATTTTCAATTGTGTGTAATAGTAATAAAAATCCATGTCAATGTGTTCCTAGAACCGATAATCCGGTTGAATCTAAATACCAAACCAATATTATTTGGTTGTTATGGGACGCACTTTTTTATCATTGTTATGAACTCAAAAACAAATACATCGAAGCACTTTTAAATTCACTTCATACTATCTTTTGTATTAAATATACTACTACTACTAACAAACGTCGTCGATACTTACTATATTTTGCTGTTGCATTATTAACTGAAGACATACCTAATAATATTGAACTTATGCCAGACAAGTCTACTATTACATCTGTTTGTGATAATATTAACTTGATTTATAAACAAATTAAGAAAAAAGAACAAAAACCTACTACTGATTATCTATTCGCTAATATACACACTCAATCTTCCACTAACGAATCTTTATAAAAATGGTCCTGGTAAACTCTATCACTTTTCATTAGTTTTTTTAACCACATATATATATAAGTATATATGACTGACCTCGGACAACCTATTGTCATCGGTCAAGGAACATTCGGATGCGTACATAAACCTCAAATGAAATGTATCGGACAAAAACGTACTGACTCATCTATTGTATCCAAACTTATGACACGTGACGACGCAGATGATGAATTACACGAATTTGCTCTCATTCAAAAGGCGGATACTAAACAGGAATACTATTTAGGATTACCTCAAGACTGTAATATTGACAATCTTTACGATATGAATAAGATTGCTATTTCGAACTGTAGGGGATTTGATGCTAACAAGATTAGTCAATATAAACTATTACTAATGAAATACGGGGGGAAAGATTTATTAAATTTTGGTGAAGATGTACGCAAGTTGAAAAAAACACCCGCTAATATTCACAATATCGAATTATTTTGGTTAGAAGTTAGTCGATTATTTCGTGGACTTCGTGCATTTAACAAAGCTGGTATCGTTCATCATGACCTAAAACACCCTAATATCGTCTACGACGAGAAGACTCGACGCATTAATTTCATTGATTTTGGATTTATGACAAATAAAACCGATATCATCAATCTATGTAAGTCCTCTGACTATTGGCTATCAAAAGAAATGCATTGGTCTTTTCCTTTTGAAAATATACTATGGAATAAAGAAACATACTCTAAATATGCTAACGGGACTGTTTCGAAATTAGCAAAAGATTTTTCAGCTGTTTCGTTAGATATGTCCAAACATACCGGAAATTTCTTTCATGCTATTACGGATTTCAAACCAAACACACCCGAATACAAACACATCTCTGAAAATATGTTTAAACAATTTTTCAGGATGTCAACCAACCTCGATATAAAGGAATATGAAGACTTTCTACATAAATCGATCGATACAGTTGATAGTTATGGAGTTGGTATAGCACTCATGTATATGTTACGAAAATCCAAACATCTATTAACGAGAGATTTTTCTACAAAAGTGTTTAATTTATTTCAAAATATGATTCATCCTAATGTTTATTCTCGTCATGATACAAATACATTAATGAATGATTATGAAGGAATACTTAGCGAACATGGACTTTTAACCAAACATAATATGCGGTTTGATAATCATAAGTTAGTTGCTGGTAATGAATTTCCAATTTCCATTGAAAAAACTGTAAGTAAAATGGTTCATGATGTTAATCAAATTTCAAAGGAAGATATTAAAGCCATGTCTCCCTACGATGAACCTATTCGAAAATGCCCGGAAGGTAAGGAATATAAATCTACTACCAAAAGATGTGTGAAAACATGTAAACACGGTTATATACGTGATGGCAATTTCAAATGTGTCCGTGATAAAAATAACAAAACCGTTAAAAAATGCCCTATAGGTAAAGAGCTTAATCCTAAAACGAATAAATGTAGACCTCAATGCAAACCTGGCAAAATACGAAACGACAATGACAGATGTGTCAAATTAAAGGGTAACCCATTTGATTAAATATTACAAATCATAATTAGATATGTAATATTTATACTATAACTATTTAAAACGCAGCACCGAATGACCCACCCAAAGCACTATTCGCAGCCATGGGTCCAAATGACATTCCCATATCCGGTTGTCCCATCATAGTTTGCTGTCCCATACCCATGTCAGGTCTGGCAGTAGCTACGGGAGCCGGAGGAAATACACCACCTTGCGTATGGCTATTATCTAAGTTATCTGCTTGACTTGGGGTATGCATAGTATGTTGAGATACGCGAACATTTTGTTTCACATTCTGTTTGGTCTCCTCAGTAGATGGACCATTCCATAGTTCGAGAGCACGGTCTACTAAAATATTCACTTTAATACCAAGTTTGGTCTGAATACTCAATACAATGATTAAGAACACTAAGATTACGTTTGTTAAAGTTAAATTTTCATACTTGAAACCACTGTAAGTCGGGAAGTAGGTAATCGCACGATGAATTATTACTG